CATTGGGTGGTTTGTCAAGGGGTTTTGAAAAAAAAATAAAAAATTTTTCGCGTTACTTCTTTGTTACTCACCGCCCGGATTTCATAAGGTTCAAGCGGTGCTGAAAATTCAGTAAAACCTTGAAATATGGGCGTTGCAAGGCGTTGAAAATTGAACACGGTTATGATATAATGATTTTCACGGAACCCCGGAACGCTTGATTTTTCAGGCGTTCCGGGGCTTTTTTGTTACTTATTTGTTATCAGTTCAATGTTCAGCGATAGTTCTTCTATGGTTTTATGATTATAAACCCGGTTCCCTGTGCCCTTGGATGTATGGCCCATCATCATATCAATACACTTCCGATTGGCACCGGCTGAATCCAACAGGGATTCAAAAGTATGACGGGCTTCATGCGGAACATGGTTCATTCCCAACCGCCCCATTACATCATTCCATAATTCCCGGTATTTGCTTTCTGAAATGGCCTTCCCTTCATAGTTTAACAGGCGGGGGCCACCTTCAGAAATCCGGGCTTCCACAAGTTGGCGGATGAAAGAATGGATCGGAACGATCCGCCCCTTCCCGGCCTTGGTTTTGATCCCGCCTTGCATGGTGCCTTCCTTCAAGTTCACATCTTCCGCCTTCAGCTTCAGCATTTCGGTAATCCGCCACCCGGAATAAATGAAGATCAAGACGCTATCCACCCAAGGTTCCGCCTGATGTTCCCAAAGGGTGTGGATTTCTTCATTGGAGAATGGCACCCGGCTTGTGGGTGGGATTGGGGCGGAAGTGATCAGTTCAGAATAGCATTTGTTGATCACATCCAGTTCCAAGGCAAAGTGATCCAAATGCCCCCAAAGGTTTTTGATGGCCCCTTGGGTGGAATATCCCTTTCCACATTCATCAATGGTTTCTTGCATTTGGAAGGATCGGATCATTTTATAGGGTTTGTTCACCAACTTTGAACAATGCTTGAACGCTGAATAAAGGGATTGCCGGTTGGATTGGCCCAGCTTGGGGGCCTTCTTTTCCTTCCACAAATCAAAAAGTTCCTGAAGCGTGATCTTGGCCTTGTCCACATCCCAAGGATCGGAATTGTATTGAGCAAGTAACATCATTCCTTCTTCCCGTGTGGCGGAATATCCGATGATATGAAATTTTGGAAAACCGCGATCATCATATCCGTACACCGCGCCCCGGATCATAAAAGGACGCCGCCGCTTCCCGGACAATCTGACAACCGAACCGTAACCATTGGGGTTTCTCATTTTATCACCTTAACTTTCAAAAATGTATAGACTTCCCAAGGAACAGGTGGTAAAATGATCTTTGTGGGTGCGATCATTGGGCCTGTTCCCGGTGGTTTCACCAAGCCGCTTCCGGTGTGCAAGACCGGGGGCGGTTTTTTTTTGATCTTGAAGGGATGTTGAAGGGCTGAAAATGGCTTGATTTCGGGCTTTTCAGGCGTTCATTCAACATCTTCAAGATGTTTTTATTACTTGAAATAAAATGTGAAAATAAATATAGAAAGAGAAGAAAAAAGATGGTGAAGAAGGATTTGATCTTGGATGTTGAAGGAAAACCCCGGAACCCTTGAAAATAAAGGGTTTGAACCCCTTCAAGATCATCAAAGGGAATATTCCTGTGGCGTGGAAGCGGAACCGGAAAACTGTTTCTGAAGGTTCAGGAACTTCCCCCATTCAGAAGGTGTTCCCCAAAAGTCCAAGCGGCGATCTTCCCCGGCCTTGGAAGTGTATTCCACGATCAGAAAATACTTGTTCACGCCCTTCATCTTGGATGTGGAAGTTGGATGCCCGTGGAACTTTGCCATGAAATCCGGTTCAGGAAGAACGGAAACACTTTTGATTTGAGGAACAGGAAGCGTGATCACCACATCTGGATTGATCCGGGTGATCTTTAGGGCTGTTTCATCCAGTTCAAGGCCGCAAGCTGTGTTTGCCGGGAAGTCCAATCCTTCATAGTGGATGGCCCGGATGCCGGGAAGAACATTGTGCTTTTTCATGCCGAACATCATTCATCATCCTTTCTATAATTGAAATCCACAAAATAAAGGTTGCCTATGCGGTGTGTGACGCATGGGGGGTTTTCAGGTATTCCGGTTTTGCGGCAATGAAGGCCGCATAATCCAATAACACCTTTCTTCCTTCTTCATTCAGTTCATCAAACAGGCGGGACAACTTGGCCGCTTCAGGATCAATGGGCTTGGCCTTGGATGGATCAGGATTTCGGAGTTCAGGCCCACACCGTTCCATTGGGCAATCATAACCCATCAACCATGCTTCATTCACATCCAAAGCAAGGGCGAGATCGTGAAGAGCCTTTTGCTTGGCTTCATATTTTCCGCTGACATATTGGGTGATCCCGGATTTGGATATGCCTGACTTCCGGGCCAATTCCACCTGATTCATACCAAGGCGATCCATGGCGATCTTCAGGCGTTCCGCAAATCGGGCGGTTGGTTCTTCATAGTGTGCCATGTTTTCACTTCCTTTTCAAGATGTTGAACACATTATAAACTAAACTTGAACCTTTTTCAATAGTAACAAAAAAATTTTCAAAAAAAGTTGATAAAAGTTCTTGACTTCTTCAGTTCAGGTTGTTATACTGTGCATAGTCAAGAACCTGAACCGCCAAGGAAAGGATGATGAACATGATCAGTTTGAAGCCCGTCATTTCCGAATTGGAAGAACTGTTTGATCGGTTCAACAAGGCGTTCTTTGAAGGCAAGCTGGAAAAGCCCGTGATCACCGTTTCCCCGGATTCCACCCGTGGGGCCTATGGTTGGTGTACCGGCTGGAAGGCATGGAAGGACGGCACCAAGAATGATGGTTTCTATGAAATCAATATCTGTGCCGAATACCTGAACCGGCCCTTTGAAGAAACCTGTTCCACGCTGATCCATGAAATGTGCCACCTGTGGAACCTTCAGGAAGGGATTCAGGACACAAGCCGGGGCGGAACCTACCATAATAAGAAGTTCAAGGAAGCCGCTGAAAAGCACGGCCTGACGGTTGCCAAGACGGACAAGCATGGTTGGAGCAAGACCGGCCTGACACCGGAAACGGAAGCGTTTGTGAAGTCCATGGAAAAACAGGCGTTCAGTATTGTCCGCCCCAAGGTTTCCGGGCTGAAGGGTGCCGCCAAGAAACAGAGTTCCCGGAAGTATGTTTGCCCCTGTTGCGGGGCGATCATCCGGGCCACCAAAGAAGTGTATGTGATCTGTGGGGATTGTGAAGTTCCCTTTGAAGAAAGTGAGGTGTGAACCATGAAGAAGGTTTTGGCCGCTGGAATCTACCGGGCAATTCAGTTCCCTTCCAAGGAAGATATGAACCGGTACATCAAGGAATTTGAAAAGAAGAAGGTGCCGGTTCATTGTTTCGGTGAGATCGTGAACCCGGATGGATCGGTAATCCTGAACATGATCACGGCATACAACCAAGCGCCCATGTATGGGGTGGATGATGCTTTGAAGGTTGTGTGGGATGATCAGGAAGGCAACCGGCATGAACTGACCTTCAGCAACCCGGAAGATGCCCGGTTGGAAGCTGAAGCCCTGAAGAAGAAATTTGACTTCGTTGAAGTCATTCCCACCTGATGATGGCCCCGGTGGTTCCGGGCCGAAATCCCCCGCCTTGGGGGATCGTGGGAAACCACAATTTGATGAAAGGATGTGATGGGATGGCCTTCAACTATTCCAAGTTGCGTGGGCGGATTCGTGAAAAGTTCAGTTCTGAAGGACGGTTTGCGGACGCAATGGAAATGAGCAAGCAAACCCTTTCCGCCAAGCTGAACAACCGGATTCAGTTCACCCAAGATGAAATCCGTCTGGCCAATATGCTGTTGGATATTCCAGCGGATGAAATTGCCGCATATTTTTTTGCGGAAGAAGTTCAAGTTCCTTAACCGTTATGAAAGGAAGGTTCAGCAAATGAAACCGAAAGAGAAGATCAGCACCCCCCCCCGCATGATGGGAGCCGGTAACACCAAAACCCATCATAAAACCGGTTATCACAAGCCGGTGAAGAACCCCACCACTAACTATCCTATGGATTCCCACAAGGATTTTTGCAGAAGGTGTTTGGGGTACAATCAGGGCTTTTGTCCGATCACGGGTTACAAGCCCACCAATTCCTGTTCCCTGTAAATCTTTGAAAAGTGAGGTTCAACAATGAAAACTTTTGCAGAGCGTTTGAAGTATGCCATGG